TCCATTTTTTCACGTTCTTTTGATGTTTTCCAGAAATATTCGTCTTCACGACCCATTCCAAGACGTTCAAAACCATTTTCAACCTGATAATATTGAGTTGAAACCTTAAAATCAGGCATTTTTGGTTCAACAGGAGTCAAACTATTGTCAAAAATACGCAATCTGTTGTTCGGGTACAGTGCAAATTGTCCATTTTCAAGTTCAATGAGGTTATGTGACTTGTGTTCGGCAGGATTTTCACTTGTTGCCCAGTCAACATAGTCTGGATCGTGATGATAATTGTCAATTGTGCAGACATACGTACCTTTTACGATGCCATGGTCTCTTGTATAACACTCAAAGTCCATCGAACCGATAAATTTCTTATCCACCGAGACGACCCCGTAGTCCATGCAATTCCAAAATTGGAGGTTTGGTAGGCTCATGTCAGGAGAAGGGGTCTCAGGGTCCGAGACAAAGGCGCTGATGGGCAATTTGTCGTACATTGCCGCATATTCTGGTAGATAAGTCTCAAAATAAAAAGCGCGTCCGGGAATCGACTTAACCGAAACCCAAACGCCCTTTACAAATTCACCATGACCACTTTGATGATCTGTCAGATATTCTTTTCTAACCCATACTTCCATTGAAGGAAGATTAGCAATCAAACATGCCATGGATAACTTTACATTACTAAATGTATATATTAACGACCTTGACCACGATAACGCTTACGAGCCGAGTTACGCGAGGTTGCCGCATACTTGGTGTTTTTCCCATTGCCTTGACGAGACTTTTTGGGCTTCGCGGGCATAAAGTTACTGCCGCCGATTTTTGAACGCATTGCCATAATTAATTAACCGTAGTAGTTGTTCATTTTAGTCTCAAGATCTTGAGGTCTTGGAGAACCCTTCTGATAAAACTCTATCGAAAGGTCCTCCATAATATCAAAGTATTCCTCTTGAGTCAAGTTCTTATACATGATATCTCCTTTGTGGAGAATTGTATATCTTGTCTCGTTCATCAGATAACCCGAGACTTTTCGTGCCCGACGCGGATGCGAGGATCGCACCAAATCTCATAACCTGCATCGATGGCATCGAGACAGAATGATACATCCTCTCCACACATATCTTGTACTGCACCAGATTCAAAGACTTGCATCTTCGGAGCAAACCAAGGATACTTAATTTTCTCATCCTCAAATACACCGTGCTTGATGAGCAACCATCCAAAACCTGCATAGTCCACTGTGAAAGGCTTCTTACGCTTCGCAATGGTTTCCAGAGTTTCATGATTCATGACTCCACCATTCTTGGCAAAATCTTCCTCTTCCAACCAGTGTGCAACAGATGTGGTTCGCCCGTCTTCCGTACAATACCATCCACTTGCAATATCTTGATCCATCAGAACCAATTGCCAGAATTTTTCAGTATTGAAAACAATATCAGAGTCAATCCACAATTGATAATCATATTTCAGTTTGCCATCCCAGGGAATTTGGTCCGGTCCTCGCAGAACATTTGCTCCAAGACACTTGCATCTTGCAAAGTTAACCATGGAGGAGTAATCTTGCGAAATCTGGATGCTCGCCCCTGCCTGTACAAGGTCAAAACAAAGTTGTACAAAGTTCTTCAGGTAAGTATATGAAACACCTCTACCAGGAAGACAGAATACAATTGTTTTCCCCTTGACCATTTCTTTTGCCTTCTCATAGTCCCACTCAGGTGCCTTTGGTTTGCTTGAGGGGCTTGGGGCATTTGCTTTTACGGTAAATCCTTTAGCCATAATCGAATGAAGTTACGTCAGTATCATACAGTATTATCTAGGTCACGTCAAGGGGGGGGCATCACTCAATATCTCTGATGATAATGCAGTCGTTCTCAACTTCAATATTGATTTCGACGCCCTCGTACCATCCCTTCTCGTCACATATCCATTCGGGAATAATGACGTAGTGCTCACCACTTACTGGATCAATCTCTACAGTCGTAAAATTTTCTGCGGGATTTTTTTGCATATCTTTGAACCCTATCGTCATTTTTTATATATGAAAAATTTTTTTTATGAGAGTGAAATAGAGATCGCGTTTTGGGTCGTTTATAGCTTAGGGAAGTAGGGCGTTTTTATATACGGGGGGCGGGGCACGGCGGCGACACCGTAGGGGGGCATAATACCCCCGGACTGCTGTCAACGAACGAATGCTAATTAACGAACAGTCGTGAACTTAGAGTTGTTGAAGTTAGCAACACTGAACCGCTGACGATCTACCAACTTAAATGTACCTAACTGATTAGAGAGAACATAACCCTCTGCAGAAATCTCATCCTGCCCAATGAATGCGCGGGGACCAATATTCCGGCACTGATGCATCAACTCATCCTTCAAAACTATCATCAACCCGTAGAGGTGGCAAAGGTTAGAATTGCCCAGAAAATCCTCATCTGTGAGTGCCCAACCGTTACGCAGGGCGGTGTTAATATTTTTCTTAATTTGCTTCGCTTCCTTATCAGAAACAAACTCAGTCTTAGACATCACTTCACGAATCAAATCTATGATGGGAGGAATCTCAAATCCGTCCGCACCTTGGTAATAATCACCGGACCAAATGTACGCTTTAGGGAACACGAACTTACAGTAAGATGTGTCGGTGATGATAAACCTCATCGGTGCTGCTACAGCATCACGCAGGTCAGATTCTGCGGTGTAAACTGTATGCGGAGCGACGATAATTTCCTCCCGCACAATATCATCGAACTGATACGTAATTGTGTTGGGGGTATACTCATCAGACCCACCGAAACCAATAAAATCGCCCTGAAAAATGCCTTCGGTACGTGGCAGATAGTCAAAGCATTTGTGGAGGATTTCTGCTACGTTCCCTGTGTGGTTAGCATCAATGTCCTGGTGAGATTCGTTAATCTTAATCTTCACTTTATTGAAGACAGATTTGGTGCCAACGAAGAAGTTTCCGGTGGCAGGATTAACGCCCCAAACGATAGCAGGAGCGCCATCAACTTTCACAGAAAGATGAAACTCAGAATTGATAGATTGCAGGAACGAAGCATCACCTGTGAGGATGGTATCTTCGGGGTGTTCGATGTGAAGAATTTTGGTCATGATTGAAGAGAAAAAGTGAGAACAATTGAGGGGGAGATTAGTCCCCCAGAGTTGTCATCAGGCAAGGCGCATTCCGTCAACGAAAGGAATAGTCATCATCTGCTCAGTCTTGGTATCGACAAAGTTAACGAACCATTCAAATTGTTTCTGGAAAACATACTCACGTTTTGTTCCGCAAGTGTAACCAAACTCAGAAAGAATGGCATTCAAACGTGACTTTGTAGTCTTAGATTGATAACCACCGTCAAACAGAGTGAGGGAGTCATCATCGATCGTTGCAATTTGATTGCCGTGGAGATAAACGAAACTTACACCTTCGATGTTGATAACTTGGGTGTTATCGCACTTCCAATCTTGATTATTCTTGATGGCGGCGATCATCTGCTGTTCGATCTTACGCATGAAAGAGAAGAGAAGGGACAGGGGACGGGAGGGACGCGCTGCCCTCCACTCCCTTAAGGTAGTCGATTTTGGGCACCGTGCCAAAAAATTGTGCCACTTCGCCAACTGGTCAGATGAGGCGCTGGGGTCTCACCACCTCAGGCACACTATGATCCTCCCTCACGGTATGAATGTGAAAGTGAGGATTGAGGCGCTTACATGTTGCAATTGCATCTTTTTTTGTTGCCTTAATGTAACTCAACTCATCACGCATAATGTGACCATTAGGGCGTTCCCAACGACCGGAAAGAATGAACTTAGTCTCTTGCATTGTTATCAGTTACCGAAGAACTCATCGTGACAATCTGCAACGAAATCTATCAGTTCGTCAGTTGCATCAAGTGCGAAACGATCACAAACCCAATCGACACAATCATTCAGGGAAGGCATCATCTCACACATGTAATTTGCGAGGTCCGATGCAATCATTTCTTTGAGTTGTCGCATGTCACTTTGCATCGCATAAGTGCAGGGATCGGTGTAAGGCATTCAGTTCGTTTCTTTGACCCTTATACAATACACGATTTTGGACCCCGTGCCCATTTCGTGTGCCACCTTGTCAACTGGTCGGGCAGCCGACTGGTTTGTGTTACTTTTCCTCAATCCATAGGGAGCAGTTGTCATCATCCTCCAGAATGTGCGGGTAGTATTCTTCTACCTCTGCAATCAATTCTTTCTCCGAATACTTATCATAACTCTCATCCAACATATCATACAACAACGCCATCATAGTTTTGATGTCCATGTCATCCAACATTTGCTGAATGAGTTGATCTTGGAGTTCGGAACGATTCATTTCAGAATGTGACGGTAATCGATGGATTTGATACACCAACCAGCAGCGGCGGTGATTTCTTCGATTAGATCATCTCCATCATCTGCCTCCCAAAATGTACCAATGTAGTCATCCAGATCAACATCACAACCAAGGTCAAAATCAAACTCGATGTCAGTGATTTGGAATTGCATTAGTAGTCGTAGTCACCTTTGAGATACTCATTCACGTCAAACTTCTCATCACGAAGTTCGGGAATGTCCATGTCAAAAATCTCACCAGGAGTTTCTTGAATTTCAGACCAGAGTTCGTCGAACATTTGAATTTCTCAGGAACAAACGTAGTTTGGCACGAATCGAGGAGGAACGCAACCCACAGTGTCCACCTCCCCAACTGGCACATGTGCTCAGCCGCCGCGAGTATAAAGAACTCGCGGGCAGTTAGTTATACTCAGTAACGAGTATCCATGTTGTAGTTGTAGTAAACCATCTCAACTTGATCCCATTGCTCTTCAGTGAGCGTACCAACTTGTGCTTCCATGAAATCATAAACCATACACCAATCAGCATCCATTTCGATACAGAACTGGTGGAGAGATTCCAGGGCAGAGTTAAACATTTCGGAGTTGTGGATTGCCATGAGTAAACAATACGGCATTCTGCCACGTAAACAACCACCTCTGTGCCAGCACGTCAATTGGCACAAGGCGGCGGCTCCGATTCTCAATAAGAAAGTATTATTGAGAATGGAATATTAGTACTGATTAATATAATGTGCCGATTCACGAGGTGGCACATCACCAGTCGATATCGTATTCCTTGACGGTAGCATGGACATCTTCGTCACATTCCAGTCCTAGGATATCTCGCCAGTTGAGATGTTCTAGTTCTAGATCATCATAACACATGAGATCTAGTGTGACGCGTACCATACGCTTTGTGTGTATCGCAGGCATGTGATTCTCGTGCGCGGTGTGCTACATGATATCATGCATAGTGACGATACGCAAGTGTGTCATAGTCTTGCGTATTGTGTGCGTAATCCTCGTCGAGATCTACGTCACATTGTGCATGATACTCGTAGTACGTATCCTCGTCGAGATTATAATCGTTACTAAAAGAGTATTCGAGATCGTAATCGTCGTACATAAGCTCGTCGAGATTTTGTATGATGCTTAGATATTATACGTGTTTCTCGTCGAGATTGCAAGCCCAATCGCCCGCCATTTCTCGTCGAGATTCATAGTAGTATATATGTCTTCTCGTAGAGTTATGTGTGTTTCTCGTAACATAATTCTCGTAGCGCCTTATAAGAATTGTGTGAGTTCTGGGATTTTTCGCCGCCCCGTGACTTGACAAACTGCGCGTCTTATGATACGCTCGCT